GGCGCTCGGCTGGCGCTCGGCTGGCGCTCGGCTGGCGCTCGGCTGGCGGTAGGCTGGCGCTCGGCCGGCGCTCGGCTGGCGGTAGGCTGGCGCTCGGCTGGCGCTCGGCTGGCGGTAGGCTGGCGACAAAGCACACTCAAAAGCACATGGAACTCAGAAAATGCTCAGAAAGGCACCTACAAAGCCCTACACGCCGACCCTGGCGGGGTCACGGTACCACCCTAGCGTGAATCGACGCCGATCGATCCTGTGGCGTCTGGCGCGTTTTCTGCATTTCCCGACATGCTGGCATGGTTATATCGCCCTATTCCCGACAAGGTTATACGGTTTTCCGCGCTGCAACACATGTTCTCCCGAAGGGGTATACCCCCGTGGTGTCACTTCAAAAAAAAAATTTCAAAGTCTTTTTTTCCTACGGAAACTTTTTTTTGGAAGAAATTATTTTTCACGGTTTGCCATTTGAAAAAAATAATCGTCTTCGCTGAAAACTTGCAGACCACCGGCGAAATAAAAATATTTGCCTGCATTTTCATCAATCGTTTTCTGCGTGTGACACTCCAGGCACAAGCCCTGGAAGAGATTGTGCAGAAATCTTTCTTTGTCTCGGCGATGCGGAAAGACGTGATCGACAGCATAGGTCGCGGTCACGATGCCCTTGTGCAAGCAGGCCACGCACAGCGGTTGTTCAGACTTGACCCTGGCTTTGATCATCCGCCACGCCAGTGTCGAATACAAGTCTATGTTATCTGCATAATTTGCAGATCGCTTTGCGCCATGGGTTACGCAAAAGCCGTATCCATGCATTCTCTTTTCTTTGCACCCAAGAAAATTGCAAAGTTTTGATGTCGGCATGGACGGCATTTTGCGTAGCTTTTTTTCAGGCCAGGGGTCAGGGAGCGCGATAAAAATAAACAGACTGTGGCCCCCTGGTGCGCGGTCCACCCTTTGCACGTTTTTCTCTGACCAGCAATCCCTTCTTCGCCATCGTTGCCAGTGTGACAAAGATGCTGCCTCGATTTTTTCCCATTTTATCGGCAATGACATTCCTACTTACGTATTCCCCAGGCGTCTCCGCAAGAATTTTCATTATTTCATCTTTGTGCATTTCTTTTCCTATTTAAGGTTAATGGGAACATGAAAAATAATATGAATTTTTTAATTGCACAAGTGTGTCATTTTCGCCACATCGTAGGGGGACATGGGGGACACTTCTATAGAAGTGTGTCCCCTTTGTCCCCACCTTCCGACGTCTTGTCACGGGGACATTGTCCCTAGCTGTCCCTCTTTTGTCCCCTGTCCCCCAACGCTCGAAATGCAAGCTGGCTTGCCAACTCAGCACTAATTATTAACCACCCATGTTCGTAAGGTTTAATGATTTGAGCGGTCAATAAATTGTAAATCATGCGTCCTTTCTTACTTTCTTTTACGTACGTTTTTGCCGTAGATTCTGTTAATCCCTCATTAACAGTAAGGTAATTCATCAACGCGCTGCGCGAGACATAAGGCATGTTTTCGCGTGTTTCAGCACCTCCTGACCACCACGAATTGGTCAGCTTTTTAATCTCTTTTGCCAGTTCGCTTTCGACCTTTTTGGTCTGCGCAGGCGGGTTATTTTCGATCACAAAAACGGCCCCTTTGATCTCCTCGCCATCCTCATCAAACCATCCCAGTGGCACGGTTTCTAGGCGTCCAAAAAACTCATTCGGAGGCTCGGCATCCTTCATTTTCGTGCATGAAATCTTGATGACATCATCATCTTTCGATACCAGGATGGATGCGTCCAGCGATGCTTTCCAGGCACTCGATCCTCGTGCCCTGGCCTTGGCATCACCCGCATGTCCAACGTGGTGGTTGAACACGGTTGCAGCACCTAACGCACTGGCAACGATATGGCATGCATTCAGCATATTCCGCGTATCCCGTGCGCTGTTTTCGTCACCAGACATGTGGTTGTTCACCGTGTCAACAAAGATGGCAATCACCCTTTCATCTGTAATTTCTCGCACTGCACTAATCACTTGTGCAGCAGCGGCTGGACTATCTAAGTCTATTGATTTGTTTGAGATAAGCAGGTTGTCCAGATTGTTGACACCCTTTGATTTGCACCATGCAGTGACGCGCTGCCGCAATCCGTAATTTCCCTCGCCAGCGAGATAAACGACAATGCCTGATTTCGTACGCTTGTCGTGCCATTGCAAGCTTGCAGCGATGCAGCAAGCCATGTCGAGCGTAAGGAAGGTCTTGCCAGCACCGGATTCGCCATAGACCATCGAGACGCTTGCCGCGGGGATCCAGTCTTTTATTACCCATTCAATGGGGGCGGGTTGGCTAAGATAGGATGTGGCACGCGTGAGAAAGTATTCAGATGTCTCGGCTTTGTGCGCTGACAGGATCGCATCGATGGCATCTGAGCCGAGTGCAACGGATGCCGCAATGTCAGTATCCGGCTCGTACCGGCAAACCGATTTGACGATCTGCGAAAGCTCAGAGGCTGGCAGCGGGATCTCGCATCGAGTTTCGTTGGCGATTGAGAGTGCGGCAAAAATCTCTGCTTCACTCATGCCATAGTGCCGCATGGCACCGCCCAGTGCCGTTAACCCGTTGTTTCTATTGCCTTGAATAAGTGCTGATTCTGTTAACTTCCGCTCCGGCTTTCGCAGTTGCTGATACGCATTGAGCCATTGCTCTGGAATGTTGAATGGCGCGACGCCATCAAACGGATCTGAACTCGCCTCCCACTGATAAGTGCGGCCCTCGATGGTGGATGGATAAACCACAAAGTAGCGCCCGTCTGCCAGCAGGTCGATTCCCTCGGCCAGCTTGCATGAGCGAATGCCTAAATGGAAAGCTGCGATATGGTGCTCGCCACCTCCCGCAGTCAGTTGCTGTGCGCCCTCTGGCACGGCGCCATGCTGCGTTTGCCACTGTGCCCAGGATGATTCGCCACCATTTCGCGGATCAACGTCAAAAACAACAATGCCAGACCTCTCGCCCGCGGCTATGCCAATGTTGTATTCTGGGTTTTGCAGCCACCATTTCGTAATCTGTTCTGGATCGGTGGTGGCATCTTTCACGCCATGCTGCGTGGCAGGCATTTTCCCATCTGGAACAACAGGTAACACATGCCAGCCCCACGATGCGTAGAGCAGTGCTGCTTCACTTTTTGTCATGTCTGTCTGCTTTCAATTTTCCACCTGTCCTGACCTCGATCTCGTATTGCCGAGACATAGGTGGGCGATCCACCCAGGTGTAGATGACTTGGGTAGATACGCCCAATTCCTTCGCCAAATTTCTAACTCCACCATAAAAATCAAGCACTTCCTTTAGCGTCACAATTTTCTCCTGAAAAAAGTTGCAACCAAGGTTGACAAGGCTAGTTGCATTGCCTTAATCTGTCAACCATCACGAACGGCATGGGGCCGGAAGTGATGAGGAGAAAACATGGACGAACTACCGCAAGAATGGCCGTTTCCGCCGCAAAGCGGGCCGGTCGAGAAAACGCAAAAACAGTTGCGTGACGATATGTTGCGCGAGTCTGAATCTGCACCGTTTTAAGGATGCGACACAATGGCAATTAGTTTGAAATCTACTGCGAGCATTACAAGTGCTGGTTTGAAAGTGCTGGTCTACGGACAAGCTGGCGCAGGAAAAACAAGCCTCATCAAAAGCTTACCGAGTCCGATTGTTCTGTCAGCAGAAGGTGGTTTGTTGTCGATGTCAGATGCTGAGATACCATACATCGAGATCGACAGACCTGAAACGCTACGTGAAGCGTTTGAGTGGTTGACTGGCAGCGCGGAAGCAGCGCAGTTCCAGAGCGTTGCGTTGGATTCGATTTCTGAGATTGGAGAGGTACTCCTGTCTAGCGAGAAAGCGAAGACCAAAGACCCCAGGCTTGCATATGGCGCGATGATGGATCAGGTGTCGAGTTTGATTCGTCTATTCCGCGATCTGCCAGGGAAGCACGTTTATATGAGTGCGAAGCTCGAAAAAATGCAGGACGAAATGGGAAAGGTGTTGTACTCGCCGTCGATGCCTGGGGCGAAAACTGGTCAACAGTTGCCGTATTTTTTCGATGAGGTGCTGGCCCTGCGCGTCGAGGTGGATGATGAAGGCAAGACGCACCGAGGTCTGCTCTGTGACACGGACGGCAAATGGCTGGCAAAGGATCGCTCTGGCAAGCTGGATATGTGGGAGCCGGCTGACCTTTCTCACATTATCGCCAAGGTGTCGAAATGACTGACAATCTCTCAGAACTCGCGAAATTGTGGCTTAACACAAAAGTGCAGGAGAAAAAATGGACAGAAGAAAGGAGGCGAATAGAAGACAGGATTAAGTCGCTGGCAGGCATTCCAGAAAATCTTGACAGCACTGAGATTGTGTCGCCAGATGGTTTTGAGATCAAAATTGCTGGACGTATCGACCGCAAAGTCGATGCAAAGAAGTTGCAGGAAATTGCCGAAGCGCACGATATGGTCGATCACCTGTCAACGCTGTTTCGTTGGACGCCAGACGTGAACGTGGCAATTTGGAAAAAGACAAGCATCGACATCACGAATGTTCTTGCGCCTGCGATCACGGTAAAGGCAGGCAGACCGTCATTCAAAATTGAAGAAAAGGAATAGGAATGGGAACTTTTGATTTTAAGTTGGAAGATATGCCTGTCTCCACGCGCTCTTACGAGCCGCTCGCCCCTGGTTGGTATGACGCCACTGTCAAGGATGCGCAATTGGTTCACACACGTAGCGGGGATGGGCAATATTTAAAGCTTCGTTTCGTGTTGCAGAATAATCGCAACGTGTTCGCCAACATCACGATCAAAAATGCATCGGCCACGGCAGAGAGAATCGGCAGTGAGCAGATCGGAGACATCATGCGGGCTGCCGGAATCGCCCGTCTGCGCGAGCCGCATGACCTGCTCGGTCAATCGATGCAGATCAAGTTGGAGATCCAGCCTGCTTCTGAGAGATATGAAGCGCAAAACGTCGTACTCGGCTACAAGGCACTTAAGGGATCAGCATCTGTGTTGCCAATGCCGAAACCTGCTGTCTCATCCGATGAGCCAATTGACGCGGGCAATAAGAAAGCTGCGCCGCCCTGGCTGAAGAAATGATGATGGTGCCGTCCAAAAACTGGACGGCATCTTTTTGAGGATAAGACATGAACATTGAAGAACTCATCGACCAGCATCACGAGTTAATAAAAGAAGAACCGCGAGAACACATGGGCGCATCAATTCTCGGGCATCCATGTGATCGGTGGATGTGGTTGTCGTTTCGTTGGGCAGTGCAGCCTACGTTCCCAGGACGAACGCTCAGAATCTTTCGGCGCGGCCTGAACGAAGAAGAAATCATTGTGCGTGACCTTCGCGCAATCGGGATCGACATTCGGGACAACCTGGGAGAACAGACGAAAGTCAAATTCGGATGCCATGTTGGCGGCAGCGTTGATGGCATCATCTACAGTGGCGTTCCTGGCGACCCGAATCGGAAGCACATCGCAGAGTTCAAGACGCACTCGCGCAAGTCATTTGAGGATCTGGTCAAAAAAGGTGTCGAGCAATCGAAACCACAACACTTTGTGCAAATGCAACTATACATGCACGGCACAAAGATCGACAGGGCATTGTACGTGGCTGTTTGCAAGGATGACGATCGTTTGCATACGGAGATAGTGAAATACGATCAGGAGGTGGCTGAGAAATACCTCGAGCGCGGCAAGAGACTGGCGCTAGATGATCGGATGCCGCCGCCTATCAGCATTGATCCTAGCTGGTATCAATGCAAATTCTGCGACGCGCACGAGTTTTGCCATAGCACCAAGACCACCAAGCACGTAAACTGCCGTACTTGTGCGCATAGCACGGCAAAAGAAGATAGCACCTGGAGATGTGAGCGGCACGATGCCGACAACATTCCTGCCGAGTTCCAGAGAGAAGGATGCGAAAGTCATGTGCTGCATCCGGATCTGGTGCCCTGGCAGCGCAAAAATGGATTCGATCAATGGACTGCCGTGTACGTCATCGATGGTCACGATATTGCTAACGGTGAAGGCGATGCGAACATCTACACAAGTCGCGAAATTTTGGCTAATGCAAAAGCGTGCATCAATGCAGATGATTTCGTCACTGAGATTAGGACAGAGATGGGTGGGAAGATAAGCGGATGATCCTGCGTGACTACCAACAACGCGCCATCGATCAACTCTACAAATGGTTCGACGATGGCGGCAAAGGCAACCCCTGTATCGTTCTTCCGACTGGATCAGGCAAGAGCCATGTCATTGCGGCATTGTGCAAAAATGCGATTCAAAATTGGCCGGAAACGCGTGTGCTGATGCTCACGCACGTCAAGGAACTGATCGAGCAGAACGCAGAGAAAATGCGCCTGCATTGGCCTGGGGCGCCTTTTGGCATTTACTCGGCGTCGATTGGCAAGCGCCAGCTTGGTGAGCCGATCACGTTTGCAGGCATCCAGTCGATCTGGAAAAAAGCAGATCAACTAGGGCATGTGGACATCATCATCATTGACGAGTGCCACTTGGTTAATCACAATTTCCAAGGTGGATATCGTCTTCTGATAGATGCACTGAAAAGGATCAATCCTGCATTGCGCGTAATTGGTTTCACTGCCACACCGTATCGCTTGGGGCATGGCATGATTACTGACGATCCCGCATTGTTCGACGCTCTCATTGAGCCGGTAGGAATTGAGGAACTAATTCATAAACATTTTCTTGCTACTCTGCGAAGCAAGGGCACGAACGTCAAACTGGACACATCCAAAGTTCACAAAAAAGGCGGAGAATTTATCGAGTCTGAATTGCAAAAAGCGGTGGACACCGCAGACAACAATGAGCGCGTTGTCAAAGAAATCATCAGCCTTGCTGGTGACCGCAAAGCATGGCTATGCTTTTGCACTGGCGTTGATCACGCGAAACACATTGCAGAGCTTCTGGACAAGCAATGTATCAAGTCGGCATGCATCACAGGAGACACGCCGAAGAAGGAGCGCGAGCAGATTCTGTCCGACTTCAAGGCCGGCCGGCTGCGTGCCCTGACAAACGCTAACGTATTGACCACGGGATTTGACTACCCGGACATCGATTTGATCGCGATGCTGCGTCCTACGATGTCACCTGGCCTGTATGTTCAGATGGCTGGCCGCGGCATGCGGATTAAAAGCCACACTGATCATTGTCTTGTTCTTGATTTTGCCGGCGTGGTAGGGACGCATGGCCCCATCACAGCGGTGCAACCTCCGAAAAAAGCCGGAATTGGCACAGGTGATGCGCCTGTAAAAACCTGTCCAGAGTGCCATGAGCTGTGCCATCCAAGCGTAAAGAATTGTCCTGCGTGCGGTTATAAGTTTGCAATCGTCACAAAGGAATTATTCCTGCACGCAGATGACATCATGGGATTGAGCGGCAAAGAAATGCTAATCAACTCATGGACGTGGCGAAAGCACATCAGCAGGGCTTCTGGCAAGGCAATGCTTAGTGTCACTTATTACGGTCAAAATCCATTTGATCCGCATGTCACTGAATATTACACAATTCTTCACGATGGATATGCGGGAGGAAAAGCGATCAGTGCGTTGTTGACGTTGGCAAAAAATGCTGGCGTAAATTTAATTGATAGCGAAAACGTCAACAATGAGTCGATGCTTTACGAGTTGGCGACTAAACTTAATCGAGGCATTCCGCCCAGCATTATTAAATATAAAAAAGACGGAAAATTTTTTAGGATTGTGACGAGGACATGGCAGACATAATCCCAACAGAGCACCAAGAGCAGCGAGAATTTATCCAATGGTTTCGACGCGCATTCCCAGGCACTAGAATATTTGCGATCCCCAATGGTGGATTCCGAAGCATCACAACTGCGGCAAGACTGAAGGCTGAAGGTGTTGTCAAAGGCGTGCCTGATCTGTTTGTCCCTGCCTGGGGATTGTGGATCGAAATGAAACGCACTGTCGGCGGCGCGTTAAGCGCAGATCAAAAAGACTGGATCAGATACCTGCAATCATGTGGCTATCATTGCATAGTGGGGAAAGGAGCAAAAGATGCGCAAGACAAGACAATGGAATTCAAAAGCAATGCAAACAAAACTGGAAAACGCTAAAGCGTACTTAAATAAAAGAAATATTGCGGCTACAGAGTTAAAAAATAATTTCAAATACACACAATCTTACAAGACAAATATCGCAAAAACATTTGCTAAATTGAGATCCGCAAAATGAAAAAAGAAGACATTAGAAGGATTGTCGATTCAGGTTGTTCTGTACAGCTTGTTGCGACAACGACAAACTCAGGCAATGTCGAGCATAGGCATCTTTACACGTTCACGCCAGAAGCGATGGAAAGGTTCGTTCGTTACACCAGAAATGCTGCGCTTGATGAGGCGGCGATGTATGTTGAATTTAGTGGCAGCAAGTCACGAACGTGGCTTGGCGAGGGTTTGAGACATTTGAAGGATTGACAAAGGAGTTAGAAAGAAATGAGCACGAGCACAGCTGCAAATACAGTAATGATTGATGGTGTTAAGTATGTCCGCGCGGATAGTGTTGGCACCCCGGCCAAACCGGGCAAGCGTGCGGTAGTGGTGATTGATCGTGGATGGATCTTTGCGGGAGATCTGACCAGGGAGAATGGTCGGATTCGGCTGGATCGAGCGGTATGGGTATTTCGTTGGGAGAGTATTGGATTTGACGGGGTGATTGCTGACCCGAAAAATAAAAAGGTGACACTCAAACCCATGGCGCAGCCGATTGATTTGCCAGCCGGGGCAGAGATTTTCTGTGTGCCTGTGATGGATAACTGGGGGCTTTAATCAACGCGGGCCGGGTAGCCCCCGGCCCATGGGGGTACGATGTTCAGACCAGTAGGTACAGGCTACGGCTCCGGTTACGGCTACGGCTACGGCTACGGCTACGGCAACGGCGATGGTTATGGCTATGGTTATGGACTTTGTTACAGCAACGGCTTCGGTTATAGCAATGGTGATGGCTATGGGAATGGTTATGGTTATGGTAACGGTGATGGCTATGGTTTCGGTCATGGTAACGGCTACGGCTATGTCGGTGGGGCAGCGTCGGGGGGTTAGATGTTCAGACCAGTAGGTACAGGCAGCGGCTACGGCGGCGGCTACGGCTACGGTTACGGCGACGGCTACGGCGACGGTTACGGCGACGGCGACGGTTACGGCGACGGCGACGGCTACGGCTACGTCAATGGCAACGGCAACGGCAACGGCTACGGCAACGGCTGCGGCTACGGCTGCAGCTACGGCACGGTGGAGCAGCGTCGGGGGATTAGGACAAAGGAAAAAACATGACCTTGGATGCGGACGAGTACATCGAGATTCGGACTGAAATGGGCGGGAGGATTGTGGGATGAGAAAAATGCGCGTTTTGATCGCCTGCGAATACTCTGGCCGAGTACGTGACGCATTTATCGGGAGGGGGGCAGAAGCTATGAGTTGTGATTTGCTGCCCACGGATGCGCCAGGGCCACATTACCAAGGCGATGTTTTTGACGTTATCGACTACCCTTGGGATTTGATGATTGCCCACCCACCATGCACCGATCTATCTGTGTCTGGCGCGAGGCACTTTGACGCCAAACGAATGACTGGGAGGCAGCAGGCCAGCGTTTCGTTTTTCATGGCACTGCACAGACGCGCAGATCACATTCCAATGATTGCCATCGAAAACCCGGTTTGCATCATGTCCAGGCTGTGGCGCAAACCAGACCAGATCATCCAGCCTTGGATGTTTGGGCATGGAGAGACAAAGTCCACCTGCCTGTGGCTGAAAAACCTGCCATTGCTGAAACCAACAAACGTGGTCGAAGGTCGAGAGCCACGCATTCACAGGATGCCACCAAGCGCAGATCGATGGAAGCTGCGAAGCGAAACATTCGCAGGCATCGCTCAAGCAATGGCAGATCAATGGGGAAAGATTCCATGTTGAGAGATTATCAACAACGCGCCATCGATCAACTTTACAAATGGTTTGACGATGGCGGCAAGGGCAACCCATGCATTGTGCTGCCGACTGGGTCAGGCAAAAGCCACGTCATTGCAGCATTGTGCAAGGACGCGATTCAAAATTGGCCGGAGACGCGTGTGCTGATGCTCACGCACGTCAAGGAGCTGATCGAGCAGAACGCTGAGAAGATGCGCCTGCATTGGTAGGGATAAACGACGGCGACGGCGACGGCTACGGCGACGGTTACGGCACGGTGGAGCAGCGTCGGAGGATTAGGACAAAGGAAAAAACATGACCTTGGATGCGGACGAGTACATCTGGATGACATGTGTCCTTAGCGCGTGGCGGAAGCACGCGGGAATGGGAAAGGCTGTTTGGACTTACCAGAAGTACAACGGTAAGGATCTCGACGCGACATTTAAGGAACTCGCTAAACTGAAGACCGCTGGTCATGTGTACATCAAAATGCACGCCCAGGCGTGGCTTGCATTGAATTTCCGACCTGTGTCTGAGGCACTATGGGATGGGGCAGATGATGCGCAGGCGATAAAGGTTTGGCGTAGGACAAAGCGTTCCGTTAACACGACAATGCAGCACGAGATCACCGAAAGACGTAGACAGGGGCGACGGTTATCACTAGAAAACCAAGCATCAGCGGAATCTTCAAGAGTATATGCTGACGGTTGGCGAAAAAAACACGATTGGAATACTGTGAAATGACAGCATCAGATGTAGAAGAAAAGAAGTTATGGACTGCGGATAAACCTTATCC